CCAGTGGTCGCGTTGTGAACAATGTTGGTGATTGTAGTGGTAACACCCACGTGGTAAACAAAACCACCAGTGGATCCTACAGAGACACCAGTATCAGTGAACAGCAGGTTCTTAGCATCAGTGATTTGACTGATACGATGCAGACCATCAACTGCGGTGCTACCAACACCAACCACTTGAACAATGTCTCCCACATTGTTCATGATTTCAGATACCTGAATAGTGGCATCAGAACCACTTTGGTACTTAGGAATACCTCGGAGAGTCAGTGTGTCAGAAACTTGATAACCTGAACCCCTATCTACAAGAGTAACATCAGAAATATTACCAGCAGAGTTGACAACAACATCAGCGGTAGCACCTTGACCACTACCACCAGTGAAGTGAGCACCAAAGTAAAACTCACCAGATCCACTGTTTAGACCGAATCCATCGCCGCCTGCTAGACCACTGAATTGCAGAATACCATTCAGGTCATGATCATAATCAGTGTTGACTGTGACAGTAGTACCACTGACCGTAACATCGGTAACTTTCTTACCGATTCCCATATCATCAAGGAGTTTGAATGTTGACTCCTTAGTGATGCTGTGCTGAGGATCACTACTCTCAACCTTTCCGATGTCATCTCGGACAGCATATGACTTAGAATCCAGAGGATCATCTACAGGAGAATCAACATCAACAAATGGTTTCAGGTAGTTGATATTCTGTGGGAACCTGTTGCGTCCAATATTGAATGGTGCCAGGTCGGGAGTGCTGTGATAACCTAACAGTGTCAGATCATAGACACCATCCTGAACACCAGGATTGTGCTCTTGGATTGTTTCATGGTTGAAGATCTGGTATGCATTACCATACTCTTTCCTAACAAAGTAAGGAGAGAACGTACGACCAGAACCAACAACACTGTTATCCATTACAGTGTAAGGGATGTCAGTGGCAATGGTGCTGATACCACCAGGATCTGTGTTGATACCAATCCGGAAGGACTTCTTATCAATGATCTGATTTACATAATGCAGACCATTGTATCCATCGTTAGCATCACCATTGACATTATTCTCAGACCGCAAACGGTTGATCTGAATCAGTTGACCGTGACGCAAGCGGTGGGGATGACGGCAGGTGATGAAACCAATGTTACCAGTCCATGAAGCATCGACGATATAGGTTTCGGTACGGAGGTCTAGATCGCTGCTGAGAGTATTATTCTCGTTCTGGAAGTTGGTGTCATCAACAACTGTGCCACTATCCTGAATGGTATAACCATTCTGCGGAGGTGCTGCAATGCTGCTACCATCAGGCAGAATGTAACGGAAGCGGTAAATTGCCTCGATGTCCTGGCGATCATCAATCTTACGAGTGATGAACGTTGCAGGAGTCTCAGGACTGATGGATGACTGGTTGACCTTGACCTTATCGTGCAGTGTGTTGCCAGTCTTGACATTGACAAACCAACCAGTATCATCATACTGGATAGGATGACCAGGATCACCAGGTTCTTTGTCAACTACATTAGAGACAATGCGAAGTTGACCACCAACGTTGTTGATACCACTGATGGCAACATTGGCAAGTGCATTATCCTTGCTGGTTGCAATCTTGATCTTATCATCTTCACCTGCAACAGGATTTGCAATTACATAATACTTCCTGTTATAGTCAATACCATCAGGCAGTGCTCCATCAGCAGAATAGAATCTGATTGATTCTCCAGTGAACAGGTTGTGGGTTAGGTTCTCACACTGAAGAGTGATAGTATCACTTGAAATACTACTGATACCAGCTGCTCTGCCAACCAGGAACTCTTTCTTACCACTGACAGCAGTTGTGCCATTAGGCACGGTCATCATGATCTCTGCTGAGGTGATCTGACCGTTGATGTTCAGTTCTAGCAGGTCACCAGGTTTGTTACCAACAAAGTATTTCGATGCAGTAACGATGGGAACATCGTCACGTTGTTTGAAGTCACGGAGATATAGTTTAGTGTCTGCTGCAGCAGCAGTGTCATCTACATCCAGTTTCAACCAGTTGAATGTAGTCTTCTTACCAAAGTTCTTCTGGTTGGGATGGATAGCGGTGATGAAACCTTGATCATCCTTCTGGAATGCATCATCTTTGAAACCATCACACAGTAGAGCTGATGCACCAAAGTTGCTGTTAGAGTTGGTGATGGAGGCGTCAGAACCAGACTCACAGATGAAGTGATGTCCACAACCCACAGCAAACACAGACACCAACTGGAGTTGTGCGTTGTTGGATGCTTTGATATGGAAGTTCTGATAATCAGGTTTATGGCGTGCCATGCCATCCGTGTGCAGGATGGTGCTAGTTCCTAAAGTGTCCTGATCGTCATATACGCCAGTGCTTAGATTATACTTGACAAACGCATCATCATCCTTGTTCAGGGACACACCCGTGAACTGAGCCAGCACCATGGATTTGAATCCAGTTGCCTTGCTACCATCAGCATGCAGACCGTTGATGCCAAAGACAGAACGGAGAGAGCAGTTGAAGATGTATGGGGAGGCACTTGTTACAGTGTCACTCTCAACAGTCACCGTGGGTGACAATCCACTTAGGTTAGGCGTGGCAGTGGATGCCGGGGCTGATGTAACAGAATAGGTAAAGAGCGTGTCACTCAGTACCTGTGACACCACATGGACACCATCATACTCTGTGCCATTGACATTACTTACTCCAGCAACACCCTTGATGTTGATAGGTGTAGCAACAGTCAGTCCATGTACTTCACTGGTGCGGACAGTAACAATGGTGGTGGCAGTAGGATCAGAGGAGTTGACACCTGAATAGATGTCCTGAATCTGAATAGCACCAACATTAGAGATTGCACCAACAATCCTAGACTCATCAACAACTTGCTCAAAGTCGTCGTTAGTGGGATATGATGGGATGGCACGACCAGATGCATTACCATATGCTAAGGTCAACTTAGCATAGTACATGTCAAGGTCAGTCAGACCCTTGCCACTCATCTGATTCACACCATCTGCATACTCAAAGCAGGTGAGTTTATGGTGTGAGAATGTAGGAGAATAGACGTTTGTGGTGTAATCTTTATAGATCTTATCTGCAGGATCACCATCAAACAGAGTAAACTCACGGAAGTAACAACCACCAGTTACCCTAAAGATCGCTGTGGCAGGAATACTGTCATTTTTAGGATCTGGTACATATTTTGGTCGGATCTTAGTCTTACGAAGATCTGAACCACAAATAGATGTACCACGTGGCATAATAACGCCACCGTTTGCACTGTTGAATTGGTGCAGTACGTTATTGGCGTCCTGAATATTGAAGTTAGTTCCTACTCCAAATTCATCAATGGTAGCAGAAGCACCATTTACATTAGTAACCGTGCCAGATGTGTCAATCTGGTAACCAGGACGGTTGTCAATATAATGAACGCCAGGGGAGACTACAATTGTAGTTTTATCAAACTTATCGTTATCTTTACCGAGTTGATACGAGAATCTAGCAGACTCAATCAGAGCCCGTTGAATCGTCTTGAATGGACGGGTTCTTGAATTACCCGTATTACTAATGTCATCTGTAGCATCCAGTTCTTCTGGATTGACGTAGATGACATTGCCCTGAATGTTCTTCAGGAAATTTTCAAGTCTACTAAGAGGCATTACCTATGAGTCCAGACACCATTCCTTCAGATTATTTATGGTGTCTGGACTGACAGGTCAGATCACGCTGACCATCTCAATTTCTCCATCAATATCAGTTGCCAGTTGTGCAATAGACCAAACGCTCATAAACTGTTCCATGTCAGGGCAGTCTAGTTGCTGAGATCCACCGTCAGAACCATAGATCGTGAAGATCCGAGCAGGAACATTGACCTTGATCTTGGTAACGTGCTCGTTATCAAACATGGGTGTCTCAGTTGGGTACCCACAAAGTATAGCGCCTCAGTCGTCCACTGTCAAGATCGCTGTGACAGTAAAGAAAGCGTCGATCATCCCGCCACTTTGGTTCCGGACCTTTACAGTACGACCATAGGGCATGGACTCCACAAACAGTTCCTGATAGCAGGTATTAGGTGTCAGTTGCACAATCAATTTGTCTGGATCAGACTTACCATTCCACTCTTCAGGGAGGTCAATGATGCCATCAACTCGAACTCTGCCGCGAAATTCGCTAACTACTGTGTTTTCCATAATCACATTCATGTACAGTTATTATAGCACAATTACTTGGTAATAGTGTTACGTGGACCTCTGTAACGCTCGTCTAAAATGTTACGTTCCTCATCATCTGGTGCCATGAATACGTTGGGATCAGGATAATCCTCCCAAGTTTTGCCTTCATAATCAATAATCAGGGGGTTGATATCCTTTCTTTCACCATACACATGGTAGAAACAATCGATGTCAGCACCTGAAACGTTTCCACCAACATGTTGCAGCACAATCTTGGTGTTGTCAAACTCCTTGACAATGATGTCCTGTTGTGCTCCAATAGAAGTGAGAGACACAGTGATACTGTCCTCATATACCAGGTTTACCCAGTATTCAGGCAGAGTGATCTCATTGGTGCCAGTCAGTCTGCCACGGTGATACACAGCGACTTCCGGTCCCTCAATACATGCATAGCGCAGTCGATGTCCTTCCTTTGTAGGATGCTGGATGTCAAATGACTTACCCAGAGCATCTGCTGTGGCAAATCTACTAGCAAGTCTGCCCTTGTTCAGACAGTCAACTTTGCCAGTGACATACACATCACCATCAATATAAACAGCATTTACTGCCTCTTCCCCAATAACCTCAACATCACCATCAATCTGCAGTGCCCTGCCTTTGACACCAGACTTGAATTCATCAATATCTGTGCCGATGTTTACTGTTGCTTTAGCATAACCTGAGTGCTTTCCTGCAATAACAGGTCCAGTGGCAACAAGTGTGCCATTGAAAGGTGCATCACCATTTACGGTTTGAGCAGCAGTATCAAGTTTTGCTGGATCTTCTCTACCAATGTAGACTTTACCAGTCTCAATGTCTCTGATGCCTGCCATTATTCTACCAGTGAGTTGATGTAATCGCCTAGTGGAGGCGGAATGATTTTTGATTGTGGTTCATGAATGCGAACCATGTCCCCGATGATAAAGTTGAAACCTTTGGAATTGGTGATCAACTTATCACTTGCGGTCACTGTAGTGTTGTGACCTATGAATTTAGCAAAGTTTTTTGCCTGACAATGAACATCATGTTCGGCATGTAAAAAGATGTCGCCGGTTTTTGCATCAGTTGCTTTCATGATGATGTCTTTCGCCATCACCGAGAAAGTTCCCTTACAGTCGATGTTTATGTCACCATCAGACTTGATATTGATAGGACCAGCACCAGCCTGAATGATGTTAGAACCTTGGTCATTTTCAGTGGCACGGAGTTCCCACCCACCATCTTCAAAGATTCGCAAAGATGCAGCAGATCCGGCAGCAGCACAAATTTGTGCCTTCCTTACTGCTTTACCATCTTCCTCCTTACCAATACGAAAGGAACCATCTTCAGGGTGGTTGACAATATATGGGGGTGACTTTGACATTAGTATCCTTTCGGGCAGTCAATAACTGTGATAACCTGAGCATCAGGAAGAACAGGTTTCTCGTATTGTTTGATTTCAGTGAATGTTGTAATGGGTCTAATAAATGCACCGTAACCAGTCTTAGACTTGATCCTCAAAGTAGGAATCTTGTCTAGTCCAATGTCAACAATGCCACTCGCTCCTAAGATTCTACCATTCTCGATGATTGGAGTCAAGACGCCACCATTTGAAGTAACGATAGTGTCTCCCTCCTCATAATCAAATCCAGTGTTGATAATTTGAATACCATCAACTTGACCGATAACTCGATCACCATCAGCAGTTCCACTGCTACTAACACCACCAGGTCTAGTCACCTCATCTTGCACAACCTCTTGAATTACTTCACCATCATTATCAACTCCGATAGGCGTGAGAGTATCGACCGTAACACTTCCACCCCCGAGATACCCAGAACCAGGGTTAGTGATAATAATATTGGTAACTTTACCTTCTTTGACAACGGCAGTTCCAGTAGCGCCCCTGCCATTATTACAACGGTCAACAATAGAAACGTATGGTACGTCATCAAATCCTAATCCCAAATCATCCATCTTTGCGCCAACAACTTCACCGACAGAGTTGACCACTGCCTTAGCAACAGCACCAATTCCACCACCACCAAAGATCTCAATACTTGGTGGTCCACATTCAAATGCACTGGTATTACAACCACCTGCTAATGAAGCAGTTACACCACCTAAAACTTTATTAGCACTACCAACTGTTTCTAATGTGCCTTGAATAGTTCTAGTAACACCAGCAAGTTGTGCTTGAGATCCAGTAAGACTAGTTGCACGTTCTTTTGCATCCTTGATGAATGGGAAAGTATCCTCAAGGAAACCTTCTATACCACTATCAATACCTTTGAGCAAACCACTAACATCTAAAGCACGTTTGATATCCAAAACTTTTTTAGGATCTGGTCCAACGTTTGCTGCCCAGTCGAAGGGTTGTGGATCACATGAAGAACCTTCACATTCCAGCAACTTCAGACCTGCCTGCAGAGCACCTGTTGCTTTGTTCATGATGCTATTGAAGTTGGTGTTTGCAATGCCTGCCAAACTTCCAATAGCACTCAGAACCGGTCCTAATGCTCCCTGAATTGAGTCAGTGATCTTAGAAATCAAACCACCCAGAAACTGTTCCGCTGCACAAAGTGGGAAGTTGATGATCTTGCCAAGCATTCCTTTTAGGAATCCACCAATCACATCACGGAGACCGTTGATCACATTCTCCATCAAACAATAAGCAATATCTTTCTGCTTTTTCAGTTCTAACTTCTTGATTAGATTATCAGGAGACAAGAATGTAAGAACTTCACCAACTCCCTCATCAATCTCTTTGAATAGTTCCGAACGTGATATGCGAATCAAGTTACTCATATTACCAGAGATCCTGTCAGAGACCTGCCCAATAATATTATCAATATTGACAACTCTATTCAATATAGGGTCAACATATCCTGCTTTGGTTTCTTCTAGTCCTTTGATAACATCAATGAAAGACTGCATAGTCTTTGCAACGTCACCCATAGCAGACTTAGGAACATCACATTTTACTGCTTTCCTAACCTCAACGGGTTTGTCCATAATGTAGCGAGAAGCAGTCTCTACATCGGCGCCGTTCTTATTTTGAATATCTGCATTATTATTAGGAATACTACCAACATCTGAAGGTCTGTTTTTCCTTGTAGGGCGCACGTTGGCACCCAGAGAAGTCTCTGAACCACCAGTCTCTAAGACAGGATCAACAGTAATTGGTTTGAACCCAGATGTTCCCTTCGCTAGAACATCATCCCACTTTGTTGCATCCTTGAGCAAAGAATGCTGGTATAGGGCACCAAGGATGATTGGTTGCTGAGCATCTTCACCATCGGCATAGAAACCAATAACAGTTTCTCCACCTTGAACGAAATTACTAACGCCAGCATAGTTGACACCTACACCCTGATTGGCAGGGCACAGAATATGTGCCCATGGCAATTCCTCATCCTTTATATCATCTGTACTAGGATGCTTACCTAAGACTCTTACCTTACACCGATATCCCTGCTGACGAGATTGTTTATCACCAGGAAATTCTCGCCAGGCGTCATCAATGGGCACCTGTCCAATGAACCAGTGAAACCCATCACGCCCAATAAATTTGGATTCAATACCTCTATCGTCAAACATTATTCGTCATACACACGGCATTCAAGGGCATCTGGGTGGTTGTCACAATAGTTTTCAAGAACTTTATCTGAGTGACGTTGTTTCCAACCATCATCCTTTTCCCCCTCATGCTTGTCCATAAAACCATGCATTTTGAGGTCTTCTTCGGTATATTCAAGCATACCGTGATTGACGTGCTCTTTGCCGTCTTTGTCAATGAAAGCGTTAGTCATTCGGAATAGAATGCAAATGAATCTCTAACTAATGAAAGCCCAGTATAGTCACCTTGAGGGTCACCAAATACATGAGCAATTTTAGCGACCATGTAATTACCAGATTGAGGGTTTACACCCTTCGATTTTTTATTTAGTCGAGGAAACTCGAATTTCAAAATCGATCCAACTCTCAAACTAAGATTCATAGGAATAGTAACTTCGAGAGTTTGAGAGAAGAGTGACTGTAGTCTTGCAGTTGCATGTGCCTGACGCCAGGCAACACTCTCTGCAGAACTTCTCAATTCTGCTTTTTTCTCTGTCATCGCACCCAGATCAAGAACATTTAGAAAGATTCTTGAATACTTGTCATCAATGCCATTTGGAACATACTGATCTTCATTTGCAGAAGGCAGTTTACTGTTCTTGTAACTATATTCTACGAAGTGTGGGGTGTGATCAACAATATTATAATACCAGTTTGCCGATTTGTATTGTCCTACCATCAGTTTTTTGACGATATCATGACTTGTAG